ATTTTAAAGAAAGAGAAGTGGATATATTATAGTGGCAAGGCATCACCAGAGGTGTATGCAGAGAATCCGTTTGACTATAAAGTTTTAAAAGCAGACTTAGACAAATACTTCGATGCAGATCAAGACCTCATTAGGTGTACTGCGAAGATAGAATATTATCAAATCATGTTGGATTATCTTGATAGTATTCTCAAGGTTATACAGAATCGAACGTATCAAATTAAAAATGCCATTGAGTGGCAACGATTTACGAATGGATTATGAGTGATCTTATTATTGCCAAGAAGAATGAAGTACATCTCACGGTAGATGCACCTCCTCATGTGCAACAAGAGTTATCTGATTACTTTACCTTTGATGTTCCTGGCGCAAAATACATGCCGCAATATAGGAATAGACATTGGGATGGTAAGATCAGACTATTCTCTACTGCAACAGGAGAAGTGTATGTGGGTTTACTTGACAAGATTATTGCTTGGGCAAGAAAGTCAGACTATAGTGTAGAGTTCAAGAACAATGAGACATATGGAACTCCATTTGAAGAGAATGATGAGATATCACTTGAAGGCGTAAAAGATTATATGACTGCAATCTCTAGTTACAAACCTAGAGACTACCAAGTACAGGGTGTATTTGATGCACTAAAGTACAATAGAAAATTAATTATATCTCCAACTGGGTCAGGTAAATCCCTGATGATATATGCAGTTGCGAGATACCATGTAGGAAGAAAGAGAAGAATATTATTAGTTGTACCAACCACATCTCTCGTAGAACAGATGTTCAAAGACTTCCAAGACTATGGTTGGGATGTAGAGAAGTATTGTCATAAGGTTTATGCTGGTAGAAAGAAAAGCACACAACAACGTGTAACCATATCAACGTGGCAGTCCATCTATAACATGGATAAACAATGGTTCTCACAGTTTGATGTAATCATTGGAGACGAAGCACACCAATTCAAGTCCAAGTCACTCATTGGTATCATGTCAAAACTCAAGGATACCAAGTATAGATATGGATTTACAGGAACTCTAAGTGGATCACAGACACACAAGTGGGTGCTAGAAGGATTATTTGGTCCTTCTTACAAGGTAACTCAGACATCTGATTTACAAAAGAAAGGACAACTTGCTAAGTTAGATATCCGAATCATCTTACTTAAACATCCAGCGATTCCGTTTGATGATTACAGAGAGGAGATGAATTATATCATAGAACATGACAAAAGAAACCTATTCATCAAGAATCTTACCCTAAGTTTGAAAGGTAACTCTCTAGTCCTATTCAGTAGAGTGGAAGCTCATGGTGAACCACTATATAATTTAATCAATGAAGGTAATGATAGAAAAGTTTTTTATGTGCATGGAGGTGTAGATAGTGAAGAACGTGAAGAGGTTAGATCTATCGTCGATAGAGAAGCAGATGCGATCATTGTTGCGTCTTACGGAACTTTTTCTACAGGAATTAACATTAAGAACTTACATAATGTCGTTTTTGCATCGCCTAGCAAATCTAGAATTAGAAATCTACAAAGTATTGGTAGGGTCCTTAGAAAGGGAAAGAACAAGAACAGAGCAATGTTATATGATATCGCAGACGACATCTCAGTCAAGAGTAAAAAGAACTACACATTGAATCATCTTATAGAACGTGTTAAGATATACAATGAAGAGAACTTTAATTATGAAATTAGAAAGGTATATTTGAAATGAAAGTCTTAGGAATTTACGGTTCTATTCTATTTGATGGCACTTGTCAGGATTCATATGTTCATGATGCTGGTGCAACTTTATTTGTAGATGGTGTTCATGTTTGCAGCATACAAGAAGAGAGATTAAGTGGATTGAAATATGACGGAAGTTTTCCAGAGAAGTCCATAGATTATGTCATGGAAGGACTTGAAAAGGAAGATATAAATCTAGTCATGTTTGTGGACATTGGATTACAGGATTGGGTAAGAAGTCTTGAAAAAAATGAACCCCAAGAGTATCTACAGGAAATGTTCCCAAATGCAGAGATAGGATATATCTCTCATCATCAAGCACATGCTTATTCATCTATATTCACTCAACCATCTGATACTGGAGTGTGTATTATAATTGATGGTGGTGGTTCTCATAACTGGGCAGAAGGTCAGTCTCTTGGATTAGAAAAATGCTCAATGGTTCTCTTCGACAAGAGAAGAAATAAATTTAAGTATTTCCCTTTCAATGGCGAGTGGGGATTACTATATCAATACTGGTCACATCATATCTACTGTAAGAAAACTCAACAGGAAATAAATTTTCAAGATCCAAAACATCATTGTTCTTTTGCTGGAAAGATCATGGGTCTCGCAGCATATGGATCTGGTAAACACATACAAAAGTTATATGACTTTGGAGTACACTTTCCCGAAGTCTCATTTGATATGAGAGATCCAAGACCTTATCCAATTTCTTCTTCAGACAAAGCTCAGTTATTGCAATACAATTTTGAGGAATCTCTTACAGAACTAATGTTAAGATTAGATGAAGATTACTTAGAGGGAACAATTTGTTTAACTGGCGGAGTGTTTCTTAATATCAATGCTAACACAAAAATAGTACAGACTCTGAAGCATAAGAAGTTTCACATCACACCTTTTGTGAGTGATTGTGGTTTATCATTTGGAGCGGCGGCGTTTGGTGCATCTTTATGGAATGAAGTTCAGGTTCCTGAAAACCTTGCTTTCTTAGGAAAGGAATATTCTACACCAAAACATTTCAAATGGAATCCCTTAGATCTTAAGAAAGTTGCAAAATATCTAGATGAGGGCAAGATAGTTGCATGGTATCAAGGTAGATCTGAGTTCGGTCCTAGGGCACTTGGAAATAGATCCATTTTGATGTCACCTAAATATAAGGAGAACAAAGATATTCTAAACGAGAAAGTAAAGCATAGAGAAGAGTGGAGACCCTTTGCTGGTGTCATACTTAAGGACTATCTAAAAGACTACTTTGAAGAAGGTATTGACAGTCCGTACATGTTATATTCTCAGACGGTAAAAGAAGACAAGAGAGATGAGATCCCAGCGGTAACACATGTTGATAATACATGTAGGATTCAGACAGTCAGTGAAGGTATCTTATCTGAGTTGCTAGAAGAGTATTATAAAATCAGTGGAGTCCCTGTATTGTTGAACACTTCGTTTAACGATAGCGGTAAACCGATAGTCGAGACTCCAGAGGATGCTATTCAATCCTTTCTAAATATGAATATAGACTACTTAGTAATGAATAACTCAATTATAGGTAAAGACTAAATGGAAGAGGATTTCTACGCTTCAGTTAAATTAGTATCGGGAGAGGAAATCTTCGGTGAGGTCATGCCTTCTGAGGAAAATGGTCGCACGGTTTTGATTATCAGTGACCCTGTAGAAATCGAAACGGTCAGTATGAATGGAACTCATGAGGGTCTGAGAATGATGCCGTGGTTGAGAAGTATGCCAACGGAAAGTATCATCGTCATTCCAATGGACAGAGTAATTACTGTCGTCGAGGCTCGCGAGGATTCAGAAGTAGTAAAGTATTATCAGAAATTTATCTTCTCCAATCTCAATGGAGGTCCTGCTGAGAAGATAAAGGTCACAAAGAAGATGGGATATGTAATTTCAGTCGAACAGGCTAGAGAGAATCTAGAGAAGCTTTATAAGAAAGGCGAAGCTTCATAGCATTCCCTTGAACTCTGACAGAGTTATTGTACACACTTTTGGGTGACTTGTCAAGTGACTCGTTTTAGGGTATAATAAAACTATTAAAAGAGGTATAAAAACATGCCTGCAAAGGGAACAAGAAAAAGATCTGAACACTATGTAAATAACAAAGAGTTTTTGTATGCTATCGTTCAATACAAAGCGGACGTAAAAGCGGCGGAGGAAGCGGGAGACCCCAAACCACGCATTACAAATTATCTTGGTGAGTGTTTTGTAAAGATCGCAACTCACTTATCGTACAAACCAAACTTTGTTAACTATATGTTCAGAGAGGATATGATCTCGGACGGCATTGAAAACTGTGTTCAGTACATTCACAATTTCAATCCAGAGAAATCTACCAATCCTTTTGCATATTTTACACAAATCATACACTATGCCTTCCTCAGACGTATACAGAAAGAGAAGAAGCAGATGGAGATCCGTGAAAAGATTATCGAGAAGTCTGGATACGATGAAGTTATGCACGTTGACGATGATTACGGCGCTTCTAGTGACTATAATTCTATAAAGGAAGCAGTTCAAACAAAGATGAATCAATGAAGTTAACACAAGAAGTAATTGACCAGATACAAGAAGCAATGCTTCACACCAAAAAGAATGGTGATGTAAACTGGCAAGACGGTGATGAGATTGATGTCTGTCTTGCAGGCACGTTTGCAGCAGATAGGTTCATCGTCATTCATAATAGGACAAAGAGTAGCACATCCATACAGAATGTAAAGGGTACATGAAGATAGCAATCATTACGGATACTCACTTTGGTGGTAGACGAGGTAGCAAAACATTTCACGATTTTTTTCAAAAGTTCTATGATGAAATCTTTTTCCCTGAGTTAGAGAAAAGAGGGATTAAGTATTGCATCCATATGGGAGATGCTTTTGACAATCGTAAGAATATTGATTACTGGTCATTAAACTGGGAAAAAGAAAATGTTTATGACAAGTTCAAAAATTTGGGCGTGAAGGTTTGGCAACTTGTAGGTAATCACGATATCTATTATAAGAATACGAATGAGATCAACTCG